CGGCCCGTATAGGAAAGTGGCCTTTGTCGTCAGGTTAGTAAACCGCTCGACTCTTAGATCGTTTAGGAAAAGACCTGGCAGTATCGGGTGTGCCGAACCGTCTACCGGCAAGGTCGGGTCTGTCAAAACAAGGTCGATGTTTGGTTCGTCAAACATGTAAATCAACTCTTGCGAAATACCTGCCGACGTCCTGTTAGCTTTGCCACTTTTATATAGTTCGTGATTGAATTCAATGCCCATTTTTATTTCCCGTAAGTTGCTGTAGAATTAACCGTATTTTCATCAATATCACCCAACAATTCAACCATTTCGGTTTGCAATCTTGTTTGCTCTTCTGTCGAGCCAAGGCCGCCAAGCTGTTCGCGGAATGAAAACTTGGCCGACAGTCCGCGACTTTGCTCTTTGCCCGCTTCGGCGACAGCACTTCCGGCGCCTGTCAACGCTGCTTTGATCCTTGCTGCCAGGGTGTCGCCGGCTTTCTCGTTGCCCTTTTCTTTCTCGGCTGCGATCTTGGCTTCGTTCTCAGAGTTGGCTTTTGCCGCGTCTTGCTGCGCCTTCTGCAAAGCCACCTTCGCCGCGTTCAAATCCTTGATATATTCTTGGTCGCGCTGTGCATTGCGGTTTAAAAGCTGCTGCTCTTCGCTCGATCGCTTTTGGTTAAACTCTGTTTCAGCGTCGCGGATTTTCTTGGCCGAGTCTGCAGCTTCGCCGCCGTATAGATTTTTGGCCAGGTTCTTTTGTGCTGCGGTGAACTCGGTTGTTCCCTTGCGCAAGTCGTCGACAAACTTCTTGCCCGCTGCCACTTCGCCTTCGTCAATCAAGTGCAATTCGTAACCGGCGTTGACAACCTTGTCGGCAAGCCATGCAAAGGCGTCGACAACTCCACGGATAGAAGTCCAGAACGCGACCGATATCCCTTCGGCAACTGCGAGTATTGCCTGATACCACGTTTCGGCGGCTACCGTAACGGCCTTTGTAATGGCTGCCCATGTGACGACTGCCGACGTGCGGATCCTGTCAAAGACGTCTGCGGCAGTGACATATACAATTTCGAATAGCTCATTTAGGTAACTGGTTCCCTGTAGCCAAAGAATGCGAAGTTGCAACCACAATATTTCTGCAGCTGCTTTCAGTCCGCCGGCGCTGAGCGCGGTTTTCATCTGCTTGACCACTGACATTACCCGGTCGGATAGTTGCCCCCATTTCTCGCCAAGCCATTTCAAGGCCGCTGCCCCTGCGCCGCTGTATTCAAGAACTGCGGCAAGGAGTGCCCCAAGTGCAACAATCACAAGGCCGAATGGCGAAAGTATCGCCAATAGCGCTACCTTTAACAATGCGAACGTTCCGACAATGAATCCGACTGCCGTTGACAGCGCGCCCAATACCAGTGACGCGGCGGCGGCTGCGGTGGCAATCGTCAGAAGAGCGGCGCCGACAGCGCCTATTCCAAGCGCTACCTTTAAGAACAGGACGACCATGTCGTTATTCTGGTCAATGAATTCTGACACTAGGCCAGACCATCGTTCAAACAAGCCCATTATCTTGCGAAGCGTTGGCGCCAGGGCCTTGCCTATGGCAATCTGTACGCCCTCGACGGCCGATGTCAGTAGCCGGAATGACCCGCCGACCGTGTTGTCCATTTCCCTTGCCACTTTTGCGGCTTTGCCTGACGATTCACCAACGACTTTTTGAAACTTGCTAAACTCCGCTAACGACGACGCGGCCGCTCCTGCTGCGGAAACCGTCCGCTTTCCAAAGACAGCTTGCAACAATTGCAACTGCTCGCCCGTTCCCAATTCGGAAATTTCGCTATTTACATCACTTAAAATGTCAGACAATTTCCGAAGGTTCTTATTCCCGTCAAGAACCTCTATGTTTCGTTTTCTTAGCAACTGTTGGACGGCCGGATCTGCGATTTGAAGATATGCGTTTCTCAATGCCGTACCCGCTTCCGCACCCTTAATCGTTGCGTTTGCCAAAACACCAAGAATTGCTGCAGTATTCTCTATTGATTCTCCGGCTCGCCTGGCAATTGGCGCCGCCTTGGAAAATGCTTCACCAAGAATTTCCAAAGTTTGCGCGCTTCCGTTAGCCGTAACCGATAGGATATCGGCGACGCGCCCAGTTTCCGTTAAGTCAAGGCCGAAGCCGCGAACGGCTCCTGCAGCGATTTCGGCGGCCGTCCCTAGTTCTGTGGCCGTTGATCTTGCCAAATTAAGAACGCCTGGAATCGCCGCTATTGCTTGCGTAGCATTAAAACCGGCACGCCCTAGCGAGGTCATTCCTTCCGCGACTTCCGACGCCGTGAACGATGTCGTTCTCCCAAGCTTTTCGACAACGTCTTCCATCTTCTTAAATTCTTCAGTAGTTGCGCCCGTCACTGCCTTGACAATCGCCATCTGGTCTTCGTAAGCTGCGAAAGTCTTTGTCGCAATTCCAAGCGGAATCAACATTGCCGCCGACGTTTTGACAAGCGAGCGGCCAACGTTGCCAACGCTTGCAGAAAAAGCGCGTAGCTTGGCTTGTGCCTTGCTGAGCCCTCGCTGCAACGCCGTTGCGTCTGCGAATATTTCAACGTATGCGCGACCTGCGCGGATTCCCTTGGCGGCCATTGCAACCCCTTATCTAATTGAATTTCTCCAAAGCCCTTCGAGCTTGGGCAAGTTCTTTTTATTCGCCGGCAAGGTATGCGGCCGGGCTTCCATGCGTCCACCGCCTGACATCCTGCCGCCCTCTTCAAGATTGATTAAGACGTTCGGGTCCCTAAAGCCTGGCAACTTGGCAGGACCTATTACCACCGACCTCGATGTCAGGTCATAATTGAAAAAAATCATTCTCTTCAAAAGACCTTTGCGAACTCTCGGCGGTTGGCCAGGTCTTGACGACTGCAAAGGCCGCATCTTCTTTCGAGCCTTGACAGGTTGCAAATGAGCCGGAAGAAATCGGCCGTTCGGTGCGCGCTTCAGTTCGTATTGTTTTCTCTCTTCCGGTTACAGTGACGAAAGCGGGACCTGGCGCGCCGGCTTCATAGATTGCTTGTCAGCACGGCGAACCATGGCTCCATATTTTGACAGGACGCGACGCTCGGCCTTGCTGGTTGCTGCCTTCACTTTTTCAGAATCGAAAAATAGGGCAGTAACTTTCATTCCTACAAGACCGGGCGCCATAGTGTCACCTCCTAAGCGACGTGTTTCAAATAGAGTTTTTCGACGTCGTCCGAAACGCCGGCAGTCTTCGCCGCTGCCACTGCTGCCTTGCCGCCGTCTCTGACCTTGTCAAGAGCCTTCGCAAGTGCGATTGCTGTCTTTTCCGATCTGTCTTTTCGTCGTTTGAAGAATCCAGCCAATGCGCCAGATATAGCAGTAATTGCAAGCAAGAATGGCGTTGCGACTTCTGCGCCTGGTATGATCGCAGTAAGTCCCGATCCAAACTTCGCCGCCTTGTTTATGCCGGTCGTAATCTGCTCGCCTCGATTCACTACAGAGGGTGACAGCTTTTGACCTGTGACATCTTCAAGCGTGGTGACAACCTGCTCCGATTGGTTAATGCCGCCAACAACCGGCATTGTATAAACAAGCGGATCACACGAAATTAGAACAAGCGCAATGACAATCAATCCTAGATACTTTTTCATTTCGTTCCCTTTCCTACTTTGACAAGTGGCACGCCTCCAGGCATACCGATACCTAATTTTTGCTTAAAATCTGCAAGCCCGCTGCCGGCTTTCTTCACCTTAAACGGGTTGAACTGATCCGGCGTGAAAGCTGCTTTGTTCGGTGGCCGGTTCACGTTGGCAATAAGACAAAGCAAACTTGAATGGCGCTCCCAATCGTTGCGCTGTTTGCCTTCGGCCATTCTCAATAACTGCGCAAGCGTTAAAGGACCGGGGTCGAGTCCAACGACTCCCGCAAGTTGGTCAATAAGTTCCCACGTTCTGACAGGATCTTGTCGAACTCTTTGTCTAGCTCCGGATTGTCCAGCTGCTTTGACAATACCGCCGCGGCTCTTTGGTCCAACTCGTTCCGCTTCCGCCTCGCCTTTCTCATTACTTCCCGACGGGTCTTTGGGAAAAAATCTACAAGAGCCTCGCAAAACGCTTCGGTTGCAGCTTCCAAAGAGTCGCCGCCAAGCGAACGCCCGAAATCAAAGTCGGTTACGTTCAACTTGTCGGCGTCATCTTTGCAAAGTATATACAGGACGTCGACAAACTTAATCATATCGACTAAAAGCTGTTCGATAAGCTTGCCATTGACCGCGTCGGTCAAATCAACGTCGCAAGCGTCCTTGACTCTTTTCATCGTTGCCACGTTGATAGGAACAATCCAGTTCCTGCCCTCGCTATCTGTGAACTGATGTGACATAATAACTTCCCTTTCGTGATTCGATCGCGCCTACTTCTTGCCGGCTCTGACTAAGCGCCGGTCTGTTCATACCACAGTGTGAAGCTTGAAGGCTTGGCCGTAACTGCAACCTTGATCGCCTCTTCAAGCGGTTGGCTCTGTGACCAGTTGGTAATGGTGAAGTTTGAGGCAAGCCCCTCGGTGCCGGTGACAGTCTGATCGCCAGTCAATGCAAGCAAAGAGATTTCCGCCGCGGCCATGAACGCGGTTTGAATCGCGGTGAAACCTGCATCGCCATTGTCGAAAATCATATTGAACGTCAGCGTTCCCTTTTTCAATGTTGCTGCCGTCTGTTCCCAACCGCTGTTTGCGCGGGTGGTGACATTGGCTTCGCCGGTTTCCATGCCGATGTCAAGGTCTTGGATGTTGGACATTTCGGTCCAGTTCACCGCCTCGACTCCGGCCTCGTCTGCTGCTGCAATTAGCGCGTCGCCGAAATACGCTTTTGCATTCATGCCTAGGATATAAGACATAGTAAGTTTCCTTTCATACAGTTAGAAAAATTTAGTTCGTTGTTCGGGAAAACGTCGAACTGTTCCGGTCGCGTACAACGCGCCGGGATGGTTTATCCCATGTTTAGAATTTGGTTGCGTTTGATTGCCATAAAGTGCGCTTCTCCTAGTTACTCTCATCCGGTGGGGTCCAATCAGGTCCTCTACGAATCACTACCCATTCTTCATAAGTGTGCTGTGGGAACTGATCAATCTCTTCGGGAACGGGAACGCCCTCCGGAAATTTGAGAACAACTTTGTTAGGGTTTTTTAGACTGTGCCTCAGCGTATCCTCGTCGGTCTCAACCGCTATGTCTACAATATGCTTAGTGACATTCGCGTTAGGTACCACCACATATGTATCAACTAGACAATTACTCATCAGTCTCTCTCCAACGTTATGGAACGTCCGTTTCAATATCACCTGACTCCATATTGGTCATGGTGACGTCGTAATTGTTTGCAGTTTGATCTAAAAGTGTCGGGAAGGTATCGCCGTCACCCATTCGCCACCAAGCACGCAAACTGGCTGCGGCAGAGTGTGCTAATAGATTATTCGGTTCACCGCCGTTGTATATCTCATCAATTTCTGTTTGGTTTAAGTCAGTAGTCCACATGCTGACTTCGTCTTGATTTCCTTGCCAGGGCGAGAACCCAACGCCACCACCCCCCCCAAGCTCAAATTGCCTTGTGTTAATAAGCGTTGAAGAAAGAGTGTCTGTCCCTACTGTATTGCCACCTAACACGCCATTTATGTATATCTTAACCCCTGCGGCTGTACCTGTGCCATCTCCCGTAAATACTACATGATTCCAAGCCAGAGGGACCGAAACGTTAATAGAAACGGATAAAGAACCCGCAGCATCGAAGAACCACAAACCGGCTCTGCTCGCGGACGTGTACCAAAACTGGTAGCCAAGGTTAGGTCCGCCTTCAACCTTAGACATTATTACATGATTGACGCCTGTAGCGCTCGCCTTCAGCCACGCTGAGACAGTGAACGCATCAGTGCGGTCGATGCTTAACACATCACCACCACCACAAAACTCATCCGTGCCCCCGAATAGAACTGAGTAATCGTTTACGAATGCAGAGACGACCCGTTTAAGAAATGGCGCAAGTGTGTATCTCATTATGCCGTTTCCCCTTGGAAGTAGAAGTTGTTTGCAACGTCGGCAATCAGAGCACAAGCCGCGTGAATGCCTGCGGTCTTGGTGTGGCTGCTGTAGTTGTTAACCGTAGTGCCGCTTGCCGTGACCGTGACCTGCCCTGCACCCTTCTGGATGATCTGGCAGTTAAACCCGGCGCCCAGTCCTGCGGGTACGGTCAACGTGATCGCTGCGGCATTACTGAGGGTGATGGTCTTGCCATTATCTGCGGCGAGGATCGTGTACGTGGTGCCGGTCTGGGCGTTGATCTCTGCAATTTTTGGCATAAGCAACGCCACCGCCGAAGCTATCAACGAAGCTATGCGGGTCCCGATTGCTTTTTCGGTCGGTACCGCGTCGTCGCTGTCATCGGCGAACGTGCCATCAGTTGAAAACTCGTTGATACCTGTACCGTTTAAGAGTGTGACCTTGCCATCCCCATCGACTTGGAGGTGCTGCACCCACGGCACCGCGTCGCCAGCCGTGCCAGATACGGCGTTAAAGAACTTGAAACCCTCTCCACCGTTGCTGAGCGCAATCAAGTGAGCGTAGCCTGTCTCGCGATATTTCCAGGTTGCGCCATCAAGGTAAGCGTTTCCGGTGTAATAGCCGTTACCGTTTACCGTGTCTACTTCAAAGAAGTTGTCAGCCCTTGCGCCGTTTGCAAAGTTGGCTGCAAGCCCTGTCAGCAATGCTTGAAAACCGGACATGTCAAGATTGTTGTTGGGCATTATAAGTGTTCGCTTAGTTGCCGTCGGAATCGCGCTGCCATCAAAGTCGATTTGACTAGTCACGTCTGCAGGATCATTGATCCTAAATACGTCAGAGGCGAATTCGCTTGCCCCGGCAGGAGTCGGCAAGTTGGTAAGCTGCACCATTTTCTTACTGTCGCCATCTTCCGAATCCTCGATTAACATCATGTCGGCGCCGATTGGTGCAACCTTTTCGTCAACGGCCGAAATCTCGGCGTCGATGTTGTCATGTATTGCCGTTGCGTCGGTTGCGCCACCAGTTCCCCAAGCGACAGTGTCGTCGGCTTGCATGATCGGAACGTCGCCAGTGTTGGCCGTGTCGTATCCGTCGACGTTCAAGGCATTGACCGCCTTGACAATTTCGGTAAAGTTGCCGTTACCGTTCGGATCTGCGATTATCAAAACATTTTTAGTAAAGCTCATAATGGCCTTTCTGATTAGTTCAAAGATTCTTTGACTGCTGAAATATACATATCCATAGTTTGAATCGTGTTGTTTGCATTGGTCGTGACTTCAATCACAATGCCCTCGCTTGCTCCGCTTTCGACAAAAGTATCAAGTTCGATTCGCTTGTAGACGCCGTCGATACCGTTTGCAACCGAAGACGCGAGCTGTTGGTCGACAAGGCGTTCGCATATCGCGCCGTTACCTGCTACGAATCCACTTGCTGCAAATGTCCAATCGGCGGGCTTGTGGTGCATAAGGCGAATGTTCATGGCTGCATCAGTTGCGCCGCCCTGCCATTGACACTGGAATCCGATAATGGTTGCATCGACATTGAAGAAATCTTCATACTTCGAATAGCCGTAATTTATTGTCAGGCTGAATACTGTCGGTGCCCCGCTTACGGTATAAAGTTCAAACGTGACTTGACCGCTGAATTTCTCTGAAGCTTCGCACATTTCATCGGCGGTCAATGTCGTAATGTCTT